TACGAGGACGGGGGCGTAGAGGTCGTCTACGAGACCCTCGGCGGCTTCGTTGAGTGCCTCCACATCGGTGTCCAGGTTGGCGGCGGTGATAGGTGTCACCACACCGATGGTACGGCAGGCGCCATTACTCAGGTTCTGCAGGCTGGTGACGCCCGCCGCACTGGTGGTTGGCTTGGCGTTGAGCACCCACAGGTACGAACCCTCACCCGCTTCCTCGAAGAACTCGCGGATCATCTCGTAGGTCAGTGCGTCCGTGCCCGTCTTGGTCACACACGCAAGGCTGGTGATGAGGTACGCCGCCCCGTTGTTATCGGTGTAGGCGTTGATGACCACCGCCCCGTCTGGCACAAGACCGCAGATTCCGTCCGCTGTTGGCTCTGTGATGCCGAGCGCTCCGTTCTGGAACGCTATTTTCACGTATGGAAGTAATGATGTCATTGTTTACCTTGTTTTGTTGTTAAATAATACCGACCCCTATCCCTCCCCTTGCGGGGCTACCTTCATGAAGCAGCGCTTATGCCTTTTCGCTCCAGGTGGTGCCGTCGTAGTAGAAGGTTGCGCTCTCTCCTTTTGCCAGAACCTTGGTGCCGATGGTGATCTTGTAGTTGCCGGTGGTGGCGTTCTTCACGTAGACAGAAGCGCCCTTCAGCAGACCCGCGCCGGTGGTTGCGAACGTGTAGGTCGCATTGGCCGCAAGGGTGCCCTGCTCCAGGCTGTTAACGTAGTTGCCCACGGCGATGACGTTCTCAGTCACGGTGGTGGCGGTTGCCTCACGCTCGTCGCATACCACGACGTACTCGGGCAGTGCAATCTGCGTGTCGAACTTCATGAGCATCTTGATAAAGTGCTGTTCGCCGTCCTCCTGAACCAACCCCTCTTTGATGAAGGTATCGTCGGTCTGCCAAGCACAACCGGCGTAGAAGTTAGACTCGAGTGACGAGTCGGCAAGGGTGAGAACGATGAGACCCTTTGGCCACTGCGCCAGACCCACAACAGGGATACCGTTGTAGGCAAGCTTCTGCTGGATGGTCAGGTCTCCGTTCTTATAGGTGTTCAGCTTCAACTCCTCGTCGTAGTTGTCGCAGTCGTCGATGCTGGTGATGAACTTCAAGTTCTTCTTCTTGCGTGCGGCCTTGTCGAACTTCGACAGCATGGCCTTGAACTTCTTGGCGTAGGTGGTTTCACCCGCTCCTGCAGTGAGGACGCTCGCATTTGCGAGAATGCGGGTCACGATGCCATCGAAGTACAAGCCGTCGGTCGATTCCGAATAGATGCCGTTAATCATCTGGTAGCCGACCTCTTCGGCCACCTTGTCAGCGAAGACAGACAAGAAGTCGGCCTGCGCTTTTGGTCCCCAGGTCTCGTTTGCCATCGGGCCGGTAGGCTGCCACTTGCGCCAAATGCTCTCGAACGTTCTAGGGTTGTAACGGGTGTAGGCCATCACGTCCTTAGGCTCAACGTAGTTTTCGGCATAGTTGAAGTTGCCTTTTGCGGTATCAGCGGTTGGCATCTCGACACGGTGCTGCAGCATGTCAGTCGCCAACAGCTTGCCGAAATAGAGGCGCTTCAACACGTTCATCTCTACGTGGATGAGGTTCGATTCAACCAGCTCGTTGCCGATGGTTGCCTTGGTCAAGATCTTATCCAAGAACTCGCCAGGGAATGCGGTGGTAATGTTAATTGCCATAATCTTACTCTGTTTTTAGTTATTGATTCTGTTTGCGAATGCGCTCCATCTGTTCCTCGAAGTAGGACTTCTTCGGCTCTCCGTTTCCGCCCTCACCCTTGATGTAGTCGGTCACCTTCTTTGGTTCGGGTTGCGCCTTGACGGTGTCTAGCATCTTTAGGGCGTTCTCTCGGTCGGTCTTCAGCATGGCGCGGTAGATGTCGGCCTGTTCGCTGGTGATCTTGCCCGCCTCGACAGCGTCGGCAATGACCTTCTCGTCAGCGTCGTCCTGTGCCTTCTGCTTTTCGGCCTCGAATGCGGCAACCTCGGCCTCCAATTCCGCTATGCGTGCGTCCTTGGCGGTGGCAGAAGCCTGCGCATTGGCCAACTCGTCCGCCAGTCGGGTGGCGGTGTCGACAATCTGCTCTTCTGTCGTGCACTCCTTGAATGCCCCGACAGCTTGGAATTTGGTCAAATCCATGTTCTTTTGCTTTTTATTGTTATTGTTCATTTTTGCCTGCTTGAAGTTGATGCAGTCCCACACCACTGCGGTGTGCGCGTTCTGCGTCTCGCCTTCGGGCTCGTACTTCTCCGCCAGCCCCATCTTGATGCACTCGTCACGGTCTAACCAGTGGTCGGAACCGTCGAAATAGGTGGCGAGTATCTCGTCCTTTTCTTTCCCAAATTTGTCGGCAATCATACTGGCGAGGTCGTTGTCGATGCTCTCCAGCATGGCTATCTCCTCTTGCATCTGCTTCTTGTTGCCCGATGCGTAGCTCGATGCGCTGTGCAACATAAGGCGGCTATAGTCTGCCATCTTCAGCGGCTTGCCGCACAGGCTGATAATAGCCGCCGCACTTGCCGCAATGGCATCCACCACAAGGGTGATGCGCTTGTGCGCCATGATGGCGGTGCGCATGGCGATAGCCTCGAACACGCTACCGCCTGGCGAGTTGATGTGGAGCTCGACGTCTTCGTCTTTGTGTGCGTCGAGGTACTCAACCACGTCACGGGCCTCTACCTCGTATCCGATACTTCCGTATAATAGTGCCTTAATCATAGAAATATATCTAAGAAAATTTACACTAATTTAGACTAAATCCTATATATTTACAAAGAAATAGCCAAGAAATTAATTGTTAACACTATGAGCGACTTTATAGAATTAGGGGATTACGACTCCACCATACACGCCGAGATTCTTGACGCGCTGGTCAGAAACGACGAGGCCGTCATTGAGCAGTGCGAGAACGATGCGATTGCAGAGATGAAGGGTTACCTGTCGGGACGCTACGACACGGACGCCATTTTTGCCCGCAGGGGCAGTGAGCGGAATACGCTCATCCTGATGTATGCGAAGGACATAGCCGTATACCATCTGTTCTGCTTGCACAACCCTTACAAAATGAGCAAAGTCAGGCAAGACCGATACGACCGGGCGATGGAGTGGCTGAGGCAGGTGTCGGCGGGCAAAATATCCATTGCTGATGCCGACCAGTTGCCTGCGGACGACCAGCGGAAGAACTCGAACTTCTACATCCACTCCAACCCTATGCACGACCCGCATTATTAACCAAACAAAACATAAAACCATGCTGGAAAAACTCGCAAACATTTACTCACATGTGTCGGGCTGGGTGGCCACGCTACTCGCCCTTATGGCGACCTTCTTAGGCGATTCTAAGGATTTGGTCGTGTTCATCCTTTTTGCTGCTTTTGCCGACTTCCTGTGCGGCATTATTCGCAGTCTGAGAGCAGGCAAGGGCTTGCTGTCGTGCCGTATTTTCGACTTCATCACGAAGTCGGCAGTCTACATCGGGCTGTTCCTACTGTTCGCCACAATCGACAAGACGCTCGAGATAGACAACATGTGGATCACCCGCGCCTACACTTCGGTCATTATCGTCAGTGAGGCGCTCTCTATTATCGCCAACCTCTCTATCGCTTTCCCGGGCATTAAGGTGTTCGGACTTGTGAAGAAGCTTATCATCTCAGAGGTGGCTGAAAAGATAAGCATGGACAAAACAGACCTAGAAGACGCCCTGAAGGGCGAATGACTATGCAGATACTGATAACAAGAAACTGGTCAAAAAAGGACTACACGATTGGGCGGATCCTCGCCAATGGCGAGTTCGTGTGCAACTCGATGGAACTGCCCGTCAGAACGGCCGAGGGCGACAAGGGCAACCGCATACCCGCTGGTGTGTACACGATAAAGGAGCGCTACTCGCCTAAGTTCCGGCGCATCGTGCTCTGGATAACCCGTGATGGCGATAAGGCCTTCAACGAGCGCTATATCTTATTCCATGCCGGTAACAGCGTGAAAGACACGCAAGGGTGTGTCCTGACGGGCATCAACGACCGCATCGGCTGGCTGTCGCTGGCTAGGAAGTGCGAGGACCGCCTTTTCGGGCTCGTACATGCCGCGCTAAGGAGAAATGAATGTGTAACGCTAAAGATTACGTCATGAGGAGGATTTTGCTGATAGCGGCCGTTCTGGCGGCCTGCCTGTGTCTGTTCTACTCGTGCGCCTCTCGGGCGAAGCTCGTGAAGGAGGAACTGGCGACCGACACGCACAAGTCGGAGAGCGTGTTCGAGAAGGACAGCGCTGTAATCGAGTACCTGGTTGACACGACCCGGCTGACTGACACAGAGGTGGTGTTCACACGCACCGACTTCTATCCCTATTTCGTTATTGACACCGCCACGGCGGTCTCCCGACAGCCGGTGAAGACGGTGGCGCGCGCGCTGGTGCGCAAGAAGGAGGTAAGGAAGGGCGAAACCAAGGCGGAGGCTACCGCCGTGCGGGTGCGTTCTGACAGCCTCGCAAGCGATTCCGCCTCGGTGGTGCGCTCGGAAACAGCGAAGACCACCTCCACCTCACCGCCATGGTGGTGGCTGCTGGTGGCTCTGCTGCTAGTTGGCTTCGGCTGGTGGTTTACAAGAAACAGATAAGGCAAAGGGGGACGCCGTTTATGGCATCCCCCTTTTTCGTAACGTCTGGGCGCTTCGGGGCATCCCAGCCGCACGGTATAGATTACCAGCCTGTCCGGTTCGATTGCCGCAAACTGCGGAGGCTGGTCGTCAGAACTGGCGACAGTTCCCGCTCCTTGCGGTCGGTGATGGCGACTGCACCCTCAACGGCATCGGGACCGTCTGCGCAGTAGGGCAGGGTCATGTCGAACAGGTTGAACTGGTTCTCCAGCTCCTGCATATAGGGCGAGTGCCGCTCCTCTTCGTTCAGCAGCAGACGGCCCTCACGCACCAGCGGTTCGAGGGTCGCCTCGATGCGGGTAGCCTTGTCGGTCTTTTTTGTCTCGTCGCCCCTTATGTTCAGCGGGCCACGAACCCGAACAGCCTCACGCAACAGCGGCATGAAGACCTGACTGAAGAACGGGTCCTGCAGCTTGTTGTTCTCCATCCAGTAGTAGACGTTGGTCGCTCCGCCCACGTAATCACGGATCTTGAAGTACTCGTCGATGAACTCGGCATTCGTACAGTGCGCCACAAAGCTCTTTATCACGTAGGTGGTATTTCCTATCCGCCCGATAAGGACTAGCGCCTTCATGGACGATTTACTGCTCTTCCTGTCGCTGTAGGAGGGGTCGCCGTAGCAGGTGAGGAACTTGAACGAACTCAGCGGAGGAACGGGCGCCCACTGCAGGCTCTTGAATATCCGTCCCTCGCTGATCGGGTTGTTGTAGTACTCGCCTTGGAAGGCGGCGGCCGATATGCTCTTCTGTATGCGGTTGATGTGCTCCTCGGTGTTCTTCTCGGGCCAACTGCTATGGCCGTGTTCGTCCCGTATGTTGACGATGTCCCAGTGGTCGGCTACCTCGCCCGCCCTCTTGATACAGCAGTCCTGTGCGATGATGTTGCCGCAGAAGATGATGGTGGTGGGCTCGCTGACTGCACGGGTAGGGTAGAGTGCCCTCTGCCACCATTCCCACTTGTTGTTCAGAGTGTCGGGGTTTCGACAGTCCTCGTCCGTGTCGAAGTCGTCCACGATGATGAGGTCGGGGCGCACGCTCCCATTTCGGGTGCCTCGTGGGCTGTTGCCTGCTCCGAGCGCCATGAACGACGCCCCGCAGGCGGCCTTGAAGTCGTTATCCTTCCACTGCCCGAGGGTGGGTTGCTTGCCATACAGCAGCCGGATGGCGCTGTTGAACTCCAACTGCTCGCGGTAGGGCGTTATCAGTTTGATGGCGCCTTTCTCGGTCGCACTTGTGCAAATGACGTTCTTTTTGCGTCCCGTAAGGGTGAGGTAGAGCGCCAGCATCATGGTGACGGTGGACTTCGCCAGCTCTCGGCTCCAGCTTATAACCTCGAACCATTCCGGATGCTCGAGCACGCGCCCGATGAAGTCCTTGTGAAACTGGGCGAACGGGTATTTGGCATAACTCGGGAAAAAGTACTGCATCCATCTTATAGGGTCTTTCTCCAGTTCCGCCCTCAGTTTGCGGCGTTCGGTGGGCGGCATGCGTAGGTCGACGCCAACGTCCATCGCCAGCGTCTTCTTGTAGGCTTCCCACTCCTTTAGCGCGAATCGGTCCTCCTGCTTCATGTCGTGCCTCCTTTCCTTATCCGGTCATTTTCGCCTTCAGGAACTCGTCCCAGTAGGTGCAGACTTCCTTGGCAGCCCCTATGTCGTGTGTCTTTATCCAGTCGATGAACTGCATGCCCGTATTCACGATCTCGCTTATGCCTATCTCTTTCTCCAGCTTGCTGATGATGTCCGCCAGCTTTGCGAGCATCTCAGCCTCTTCCTGCGTCGCTACACGCTGTTCGGGCGGCCGCCTGGCTATGTTGTTCGTTATGGTGGAAATTTGGGCGTAGAGGTTCTTTAAATTGGCGTCACGGGTAATGGACAGACTGGTGCGGAGTTCGTCCCATCCCTCGTCGCGTATCCACGTGTTGACCATCTTAGAGCCGCGGATTAGCGCATTCGCCCTGCTACGCGGGTTCTGTCCGTCCTCACACCACAGCTTCTCGGCTATCTCTTGCGACGACTGGTAGCCCTGCACGTAGAGTATCTTCGCCATGTCCTTCCGCCTGGCGTTGGCGGGTGTTATCTTCCTCATCGGCTCAGTTTTGCGTTAATGGTTACTGTCTGTACCTCGTGCGTCTCCGTGCGGTCGAATGACTCGTATACCGGTGTCGTGAAGGTTACCTGGTACATCTTTATGCCGTGGGCGTTGGTGCTGGTGGTGGTAGCTGTGCGGGTCAGTACGCCCGTTACGCCCTCGATGGGGGTAACGCCTTGCAGCAGTTCGGTGATGGAGCGGACGAGCCCCATCCGTTCGGCTACACGGTGCCGTGTGTTACTGTAGGCGTGCGTGTCGTGGTAGCAGTCGATGTAGATGTTCACGTTCACGGTGGCCCGCCCCTTCTGGTGTTGCCTGCCCAGTTGCTCCCACTGCTCGCCAGAACTGTCCACCAATACGGCGGGGAACGTGACGGGGTAGGTCTCGGCATTGTCGCTGTCGAGCATTTCCACCTGCCCGTACTCCTCGTCGATGTACGACAGCCCGAGCTCTCGCCCGCGCTCCTCCAATATGTCTATTATCGCTGTCAGTAAGTTCTCCATATAGCTACATTTTCAAGAATTTAACCACTTCTTTCTTTACCAGTTCTTTAACGATGCCGCGCACCTCCTTGCAGTCGTAGATGAATTTACGCTGTGGTATTCTCACGGTGAAGGTCTTCCGCTTAGTAAGCGCCATCCACTTGTACTGTTCCGCCACCATGGCGGCTCTTGTCTTCGCCTTCTTGCGTCCTTTCCCGCCTGTGGTGCGCCTGATGCCGTTGGCTTTGTAGTACATCGCCCAGAAGAACCGGCGCATCTTGTCGGTCAGCCTTATGATGATCGTGCCGCCATCGTTGTGTATATCGGCATAGGGGGTGTTGTTGAATACCGATACCCACCCGTCGCCCGTTTTGTACGCTATGGCCGAAAAAAGGGCGTTTCTGCGGCTGTGCAGTGGCAGGTACTTGCCCTCTGCCCCTTTCATGCCGCTGAGCTGTCGCTTCGTCACCTTCCAGGCGTGGAAACCTCCGTCCTCGTAACCGCCACGGCGGTAGTTCCGCTTGAAGAAGTTGACCAGTTCCTGGCCGGCCACACCTGGGACCCGTCGGTTGAGGTGGTTCCGCAACTGCCCGAGGTCCCTGCCCAGCTTCTTGGCGAACGTCTCCAAGTCCATAGGCCTAGTAGTCCGCCTCCAGTCGGGTCAGTGTGCCGTCGGCCGCCAGTTCCAGACTCCGCACCCGCAGTCCGTCGTCCTTCAGTGCGTCGATGATGCGTCTCTTCCAGCCCGTCGTGTCGTGATCGCCGACCATGTCGGAGATGCCCGCACCCATCAGCGGGGACTCTTTCAAGTCGCCCGGACCGCTAACCAGTAGCAGGAACTCGTTCTGCGCCAGGGTGTCGCCCATGGACAGACCGCCATCTGCGACCACCAAGTCGCCGCTGTCGTCTATTTGCATGCCATACCGCTTGTTTCTCATCCGTGCTTAATTTTATCGTTCTGTATACCGCCCCAGTCCTCCTTTGGCTTACCCGCCAAATGTGCCGAGGCTTGTGTCTTCAGTGCCGACCCTCCGTCTTGTGCGACTGGTGTCCAGCTGTTGAAAGTGTCGTAGAGTGCATCCACCCGTGCGGTCAGTTTGTCCAGCTCCGCCTTCAGCACGTCGGCGTTAGCGGTGGTGTGTTTCCCATCCTGGAACGTCATCCGTTCCACTTGGCTGAACAGCACGACGGCCAAATCGGCCATGCCTCCGTTGCTCATGTCCGCCACCACCACCATACTGCCGACCCTCGGCACGATGTGGAAGTCGTTGGCGCTGTCGGCCACCGCACACAGGCGGCAACCCGTCCACACCGCGCCCTCGCACCGCACCGAGCACGTATCGCCCGAAGCATCCACCCGGGTGACGGTTCCCACGTGCCAGTTCGTGCGCTGTTCACTATCCTGGTGCGCCATGCCCTGAATGGCTTCCCGTATTTCAGATAATGCACTCATAATATAGATTAATATCTACGAATTTACAAAAAATGAGTGCGTTGCGGTAAATTCTGGGCAATAAATTTGCATAATGGTAGAAAAATAGTTACCTTTGTACTACAATCAAAACAAGAAAGGAGGCATATGACATACAAAGTTAAGGACCTTATCAAATTAGCGGAGGAGTTGGGATATGTGCTAGATAGAACAAAAGGAGACCATCGGCAATACCTGAAAAATGGAAAGGTGGTTACCATTTCGGGAAAATTGAACAAGGATGTCCCCAGAGGAACCGCTAACAGCATCATTAAATCACTTAGGGAATAAAAAGGGGGAGGCTGCTTAAACAGCCCCCCTATTAAAGAATAAATTAGATACTATCATGGAAATAAAGGCTATTATTGAATTCGCGGATAACAATTATTCCGCTTATTTGGAGGGAATCAACGGGTTTATGGGCATCGGTGACACCATCGAGGAAGTCAAAGAATCGTTGTTGGAGAATATTGAGTTTACATTAGATGGCATGAAAAGGAACGGGGCAAAAATACCGGATTGCTTTAAAAGCGATTATACCGTCAATTTCTATTTTGATGTTGCCACCTTCTTGCAAGTATACAGCAAAATAATCAGCAAGGCGGGGCTCGAAAAAATTACAGGCATAAATCAAAAGCAATTATGGCATTATGCGTGCGGGCAAAAAAAACCACGCAAAGAGACAGTAAAAAAATTAGCTGACTCGATCCATATCCTCGCCGAGGATTTGATGAAAATAAGATTTGCCTGAAATAAGATAGCCACTCACTAAGAGTGGCTATCTTCATTCTGTTACCTCGTCGCCCATGGCATCCCACCACTTGTTGTTGTAGCGGACCAGTGTCTTGTGGGTGGTCGTGTCAAACATGATATAGCCGTTGCTGGCGTTTGCGGGTGGCGCTGAATTGACGTTGAAGAGCGCGTATGCCTTCGTTATCAAGGAGTGCCAGCCAAAGATGCCGTTCGCACCGCCGTAAATCTCTACTCGGCCGTCGCCCTCATTGTCTCTTCCAAGCATGCCCGGCAATAGGGTGGTGGCTTGTGATTTGATGACGACTGGCACGGATGAAGAACCCGCGCTCCCCAAATCGACGACGCCCGATGCGGGCACATAGATCACTCCGTTCAGAATAATCGCCTTGATGACGGTTCCGTCGTCAGCTTTGCCCGCCAGTTCGGCTCTGAGGGCGCTATCGGCTTCCTGTCGTGCGGTGGCCTCCTGTGCGACCTTTCCGTCTACATACGACTGCGGAGTGCCCGAGTCGTCGCTTATCTTTATGTTTATTTCTCCGTTATTCGTTCCCATATTGTTTGGTTTTATAGTTGGTAAGCTTGGTCTCTCTTTATCTCCAACAGCCCAGCAGGGCGGATGAGCACACGGGTAGGCGATTCCACTTTCACCTCTATCACAAAAGTCGCCACGCCCATCTCCAGTGTGTCCGATTCTGAAAGCTCGCAATGATAGCAGCCGTCCTCTTCTTTTACCAGTGTGCCGTCTTTTGTGCTGAAGGACTTCTTTATGACGGTTTGACCCCTCACGAAGGCCACACCGACTTCCGAGCCTTCCTGCTCGTTCTCTATCTCTACCACAAGCGCCTTTGTCTCGCCCGTGTAGCATGTGAATTGCTTCAAGTTCTGCATAATTTCGTTGGTTAGTTATCCGACTATAAGGGCAGGGTAGAATACCAGTGTCGACAGGTTCAAAAGCCCGGAGTCCGTCCCGTCTGTCGCAGGCGCCCACATTTCCCCGTTTATCACCAGATGGAAGAACCTCACCGATCCTGCGAAGCCCATAACTGACGGCTCAGCGCCAATCAAAAACGGATATGTATTGAACTGATAGGAACCGGTCGTGATGTTAATCCCAACCCCATTGAGGATAGTAGACGAAGGCGTCTTCTCTATCTTCCACCTCGAGCTGTGGTAGTTGTCAAAAACTGCGGGGAGGCTGGTTCCTGAGCTCCCTGTCCAGTCCATAATGCTTGTTAACTCCCACATAGGGGTAGAACCGCTCAACGTTCCGAAGAACACACAGAAGCCGTTCTCCTCGCTCAGTATCTTCAACTCGGCCGAAAGCGTCATCGTGTCTGAGTCGACTGCGATGCCCGTATTGACGTAGTAATACTTGTCGCCAATATGCCCGAGGTCGAGGTATTCCAGCATGCTGTAGTTGCCGACCTTGACCCTGAAGTTCTTGGCGGACGCAATACCCACAAAGGACTTGCGTCGCAAAAATACGTTTTGCAGCGACAAAGCTTTGCCGAGTGTCTGCGTGCCAGACTTGAAACGGAGGTAGATGGAGGGCATGCTTATGGTGGCTGTTCCTGCCGCGGTCTCGGAATATGACAGGTGCGTCCATTGTCCTTCTGTGTAGGCGCATGACTTGTTCCCGTTGTTGACTGATGTAATCTTCCACACATCTACTTCGCTGGCAGGTTGCTCAGAATAAACATCCGCCTCTATCTCGTATTCTACGTCGTTTTCCAGTATGCGGGCTTCACGGAAGCTGTATCCGTTCCTTGGACCTTTCCAGCGGTAAATGCCCTTACTCCTACTCGTGCCAGCAGATACTCCGGAGATGCCATATTTTGCTCGGCTGGCAGAACCTACCGTGCCACTATTGTTATTCCACAGATAAGAAGAACCCGTGCCAGTTCCGGTATTCGGCAGCATGTAGTCGATTGTCATGCCGTAGTCCTCGTCTTCGATTAGCATCCTGTAGCTGTCGGGCGACAGGATGAAGTTCTTCACGTCTACTGGTGTCTTCGCCTTAACCAGCAATTTTACCAAATAGCTCGGCTTGATAGGACTTAAATGACCGTCGAAATTGCCGCCAAGCCCTTCGTATGCTACACCTGTGACCCTGCCGGCCTTTGAACCGTTTATCGTCAAACCCTGCCCGGTCAGGCGCTGGTAGTCGGTATTGAAGGTCATCTGATAGAATGACACCGTTATCGGATAGCTGGCAGTCGCATGAGCTATCACGGTCACACTGGTATAGCTTGTGCTGTTTATCGGCTCATAGTTTATCGAGCCAATATCTGGAAAGGTGAAGACCCCAGACTCTGAAAGCTGCGAAGTGTAGCCCCAATAGTAGGCTTGCTCCCGTTGACTGTTGCCGTATGCGTCGTCGGTCCGGGTCGAGACCTTGATGGCGTACAGGTTTGAGTCGGTCAGAGGGTCACCATTGCTGTCCACTACCTTGGTTAACGCATGCTGGTGGGCGTGGCCGCCGTAATAAGTGGTCGCACAATAAGCGTTAAGTAGGTCTAACTGCTCCCTTGTCAGCACAACCCCATTCCCTTGTTCCGTCAGTGTTACTGAGAATAGATACTCGCCGTCTGTGTAAAACTTTCCCATATTAATCAAGTGTTATAACTATGTCGGTGATGTGACTGTCGACTAAGGCCTTCACGGCGTTCTTTGTCGGCATTTCTTTCGTCGTCCAGTTGCTGTCACTGTTCGAAGTGGCGTTAACGAATCCCCACTCGGTTGTACGTGCTAAAGCGAAAGAGACCTTATCGTCACGTAGTGCGACGGATGTAGTTTCTGTAGTAGCAGGTTCGTCTCCGCTGAGGTCTCGTTTTCGAGCTACTAAACGAGGATAAGTAGCATTATCGTCAGTAGAGCCATAGACGTCCAGCTGTATGTGTCGCTCGCTATTGGTGTATACACGCTGCAGGCGGAAGATGGATGCTTTCTGTAGCTCCATAGCGGAGCCATTCTTGACCAAATCAATAGCCGAACTGCCCGAGCCGAACTGCATAGTGCTTGTAAACGACTTCACACCTGCTATGGTTTCGTCTCCGTTATTGTGGACTACGCTGTTGTCGTTTGCTTTGCCAGCTATCTGTCCCGCCACATACTTCGCCACGGCAGTCTTTGCAGGAAGTTGATTAGTATTCCAATCTTTATTTAAATTAGAATTACTACTTACATAGGCATTAACTTGCGATAAATTATCCTTAAATTCTATTCTATCGGATTTTAACAGTACATTTTGAGAAACAGAGCTATTGTCATATCGACGAAGATTTGGATGACCATCAGTATCTATCAATAACGATAAATTAGTAGTGGCATCAGAGGTTCGTTTAATTGTAAAAGCAATGCCATTATATACATAATTCTTTCTCCCCGTGATGTTCTCTTCCCCTGAGATGTGTACCACGGCAGTGTCGTCTGCCTTGCCTGTCAGCGCATCGTAGACGCATTTAGCTGATGGGTACTGGGTATCGGTCGAGCTTGAAGACAATGCCGTGACAAGGTTGGCCAGGGTCTGGTAATCCAGCAGGACTGTGTAGACCTTCCCACCAGTTACCAGCCTAGACTCGTTATTTAGGATGTTGCCAGAGTAGGCAATGATGCCACCACCTTCGACGAACAGTGTATTCGCGGTTCCGCCGCTAATAGAGGCGCTAGCGGTTCCTGGCGGGGCGAACCGAATAAAGCCGCTATTGCCGATCACAATACCCGTTCGTAATGTCTTCCACCCGTCCACAGACTCATCACCAGTCTTGTGCACGACCCCGTTGTCGTCGGCCTTGCCAGTCAGTTCGTCGTGCACGCACTTGGCGGACGGGTACTGCGTATCGGTCGAGCTGGCAGACAGCGAGGTCACCTTGTTGCCCTTGTCTTCCTTGTTGCTCGAATCACCCGCCAGGGCGTCCCACTCTGTCCCTGTCCACGACACATTCGTGCCTGCGGGGTAGGTGACTCCGTCGATGGTGAAGGCGTTCGTCACGTTGTAAGTGTCGCCCACCTTTCGGTTCGTCGTAGGCAGGTTGGCGAAGGAGCAACTGCCCTTGTACTTGTACACGGTCGAGAGGCTCTCGCGGATCTCGTCCAGCTGTTCGTCCGTCTCCTCCCTTGTGTAGTAGTCGGACACAGTGTCCTCCACATGCACCACGCCACCCACCAGCAGGAGCGTCTGCCCGCTGGTATAGGCGTAGTTGGTTCCGTTCAGTGTGGCCACGCCGTCGCCGTAGCAGAAGATAGAGGTTCCGCTATAGTCGCTTCGGGCGGGTATGGTGAAGGCGCCACCGCTGGCGCTAGCGTTCATGGTGTAAAGGGTGTTGTCGGCAAGTGCCTCCACCAGTGCGCTCTGGTCGGTGTAGATGTACCCCTGTGCAGAGGTTGACAGGTTGATGGCGGCCGACACGTCCTCGGTGGTCGATAGCTTGGCGCACAGGATGTCGTTCGTGCTCGGTGTGCGGAACAGGTCGCCATTGTGCCAGGTGATAGAACCGCGGAGGTACACCACCTCGAAGGTGTACTCGATAGCGGGCGCGGCCGCTACCGCCTTGGGGGCGATGCACACACCCCGGGGTGTGCCGTCAAAGCGGCTCTCGATAAAGTCGCGGCGGGTCAGCGTGTAGAACGTCCCCTCGTTTGGGTACTGGGTGGAGGCGTAGTAAAGCTCGTCGCTCCACGAGCGCCCGTTCACCGTTGCCGAGTACCTGATTACGCACTGCCCGTTCACCTCGAACAGCACCTGCAGGCGCTGCTGTGCGTCGTATACCTGTCGGATGGTCTTGCGGTCGTTGTCACCCGCCGCCATGGCGTTGATGATGTCTTCCAGCAACTGTCCGACACGCTCGGCTGTGTTGGCGCTTGTCTCGGTCTCGTTCTTGATGAGCTGCGCCCTTGCCAGTAGGTTGTTGTAGTCTGCCATAAGCCTAATACAATGGAATTACGGTCATAGGGAATAAGAGCTTCGTGACTCCGTGCCTGCTTTCCGGGATGGCGAAGTCGTCCGCATCGAGGTAGAGTGCCCCATCGGTACCGATTGTGGCGAAGACCGAATAGATCACCTTCCCGTAATAGTCGTTCATAAATGCGTCGCAACGGAATTTAACCCTCCGGGGAATCGGGCAGAAATACGCCAGAGCGCTGGCGTCCGTGTCAGTAAGCGAAAGCACTCCGTTCACCAACAGGTTGCCCTGCTCGTCAACGCGCCAGCGCTTTGAGGCTGTCTCGACAGGCTGGCAGCGGCTGGAGTTGTCCCAAGTGATGTCTGTATAAGCTTCTGCGGTTGACACATTGGCCACTCCCTCCAGTGTGATCCACTGGGTCGGTGCGGGTGCGAGCCCCACACGCCTGCGCGGTAGTTGGCTGAACTGTGCCAATGCACTGTCGGCTGACGCCACACACTCGGCATAGCGGGTGATATAGGCGGGTTCAGGCGAGCCGCTTTTGTAGGTGTTGTTGCCTACGGTCTGCACAATGCCGATGTAGTCGGTGTTGGTATTGTTGCCCTTGAACGGCATCAGTTCCCCCGACAGCACCACGAAGCCGTCGGTACGCACACCGCCTACCACGTTGCAGCCGCTGACCACGTAACTGGCAGCGGCATCCTCGCCCGAAAGCCCCGAAAGCCCCTCGGTGAACTCGTTCTGCAGGAAGTTCATCGCCTCCGGTGTCAGGTGGAATCCGTTGCCCCATATAGTCTTGTTCATATCGTCGTTGTTGTTAGTTGTCTACTACTGTTGTAAAGCTCATACCCGGAAGCACGTACATGGCCGCCTGTTCGCTGACGGCGTCCACGCTGTCGGCCAGTTCTGCCGGCACCACGATGGTGAACGCCTTCTGCGGCTGTTCCGCCATCAGGTACGATGTGGGTTCCTCTGCGGTCGAACTGACATAGGCGGCGTCGCTCCTATAGGTGTCGTCGTCAAAGAGGTAGGTGTCCGCATAGGCCACGCTGTCGTCTCCGTTCACGATGTAGATGCGGCGCTCCTCTCCGTCGAACAAGATGTTCAGCAGGCGCTCGATGTTGCCTTTCCCGCTGTCGTATCTCGCCATCAGCGTGTTGGTCCTGCGCCTGTTGTAGAAAGTCTGCGCCACTGTCTGCAAGGGCTTCAGGAGCGACCACAGCACGCCCAAAAGCGTCTTGCGGCGCAGGGCGGTGGGAAGCGCCAGCGGTATGAACCGCCTGACGTTGAAGCCGAATATGTGGTTGTCGAGTAGTGCCATCAGAACGTCGTGTTGAAGTTGATAAACTCGGTGTTGTAGTAGGGCACTGTCTGGTCATACACCAGTGCGCCGCTGTAGGGCTGGTACTTGTCCTCGATGCCTGCGGGCACCCCGCCCGCCGTTATGGCCATGGTGACCACCACACGGGCCATCTTGATGCCCTGCTGCCCCATAAGGTACTGCTCCAGCAACTGCGGATAGTAGACCCCGTTATAGGGCAGGTTCGCCAAATAGCCCTCCACACCGTTCTCGGCTACTGTTTTGCCGTTGCTCCCGTTTATGAGGTAGCCAGCAGAGTTGACCACCAGCGGATCGTACCAGATGCGCAACTTGATGTACAGGTGGTCGGCGGCGGCGCTACGGGTCTGCACCCTTACGCCCGCATCGGCTATGGCGGTCATGTAGGCGGTGAACTGCTCCAGTTCCTCATTGTCGAGTGTCCCGTCCGCCTTGGCGGCTTTCACCAGGATGGTGGGGTAGTTGGCGCTCACCACCTCGCACGAGCACTTCTTCACCACCTGGGCGGCCGCTATCTCCTCGTCGGTCATACCGCTGTTGTCGTATTCGGCTATGTCGGTGTCGAGCTCGCACCCCTTCTGCCATGCCAGCGCCTTGTTGCGGTACCAGTTCAGGGTGTGCGCCCGCTTGCTGATGATGCTGTCCACCTCGGCAAGGTGGGTGTCGAACAGCCGCTCGAGCACGTGGATGGACGACGCCACCACGAACATCAGCAGGTTCTCGATGCTCACACGGCTGAACTGCGTCTCCCACGTTTTCGTGGGGTCGAAGCCGTATTTCTGCCTCAGATCCTCGTTGGCGAGGAACGCGTCGGTCATCTCTTTCTTTATCTCTGCTATTGTGCGTGCCATAATCCCGTTAGTTGTATGTCTCGTCGTAGGTGTAGTCGAAGATGCCCTCCAAAGCTCCGTAGGCTTCCTCCGCCTCTCCAATGTCTTCCACTGTCAGGGCGGTGGCGGGCTTTTGACGCATATTGGCGAACAGTTCCGCGTTCCTGCGGTCCGCCACCTCCACGGGTGCGAGTTCCTGACCCGCCGCCAGTTCGTCAGCCACACCGATGCCGTTGGCAACTGCCAGCGACACCAGCGCTTCCATGCTCCCGCAGTGCTCTACGGCTATGTCGAGGAGGCTCTGCCCCGCTTTGACTGTTATATGCTCCATCTGTCTCCGAATTTCTTGTAAAAATATGCAAACCAACGTATTTTTACAAAAGAAAAATAGACTAAAATCTAAAAATTATGGACAAAATTTCGAATAAAATCAATTCCGTGCCGGGGGTGTCGCCTTCGGACGTGGCCGAGGTAGGTCGTAATTTCGGACGCGGGGCGCTCGGGTTCTCGCCCATCCCGCTGCTTCGACCTAAATCGTCCCTTCAGTTCGCACAGTCGCACTGGGTCGCTCCCGTGGGGCTGAACCTCGTCAGCAGGCCAGACCCGTCCGACCGGTTCTGGATACCTACCGACCCGCAGATCAACATCTCGGGTGGCAACAAAATCGTGAAGAGGGAAATCGCCAACGGGGCGGTGGCGGGCAATGGCGCCATCAACGGCACAGTCAAGGAGTTTTGGCGGTCGGACGACTACAAGGTGACCCTCGCGGGGGTGCTGATGACGGACGACAACAACCCGCAAAGCGAATACAGGGAAGTGGGCGACCAGATGCGCAGGCTGGTGGAGCTCCTGTCGGCCAAAGAGGCGCTCATCGTTACGTGCGAGGTGCTGAACGACCAGTTCGGCATCACCCGCCTTGTGGTTGAATCGTTCGAGTTCCCCGCCACCGACGGAACCGACAACCAGGTGTTCACCATCACCTGCTACAGCGACGAATCGTACAACCTTCTAACCGATTAGCCTATGTTCCGAATGACCTACCACATCGAGGTG